CCGGTTTGCATGACATCTTTTAAAGGCTCTGGGCGCTTTGGAAGCTGACCGGGTTTTGCAAGCTCATAATGCTGCTGTTGGCCTTGTTTAACGATATCCTCAAGAGGGTCATAACCCTGTTGACCAGATGCATAAGGAAGATCGCCGCCCATTCCATAATGAGCGCGGCCAATGAGCCCACCTTCAGCTTTACCGGGTCCGAGCCAACCTTTTGTCGGGTCATATTCACCCTTTGTGCCCACAAGCCCAGACGAAGCTTTTTGAGTAATTTCGCCCTTATCATTTTTAAGTTCTGGGCGACCAACGGCAATACGTTCCCCGGCATCATAAATGCCGGACCCCATCTCACCGATACCTTTGACAGTTTGGTATGCGCCAAGGGCCTGTTTGATGCCGCTTTCTTGCGGGGTCAATTTACCAGCAGTAACAAGCGAAGGAACAGGAACAGCATCGCCACGGATGCCAAGGCCCGGACCGTAAGGTGTCTGGTATGGGGTCGAGCCATACAAACCAGNCTGTTGGTACATGCCCAATGGCTGTTTCATATTAGACATCATGGAACGCATTTCAGTGTCGCCAATCAGGCCTCCACCAAGCGCATACCCACCACGGGCAAACGCGCCCGGGTCCATAACTGCACCACCCATAGAATTGAGGTCTAGACCGCCGCCATAGGCGCGTTCTTTCGCACCCAATTTGCCGTAGTCAACGGTCTTATACATATGGCCGTCAGAGGCCGGAGCATGGCCGACAGCATCAGGGTGCTTTTTCTCAACATCCTGCGCCATAACACCCATATGGGTTTTATTGTCGCCGTTATATTCAAAAGTGTAGATCGGCAGACCGTCATCCGTGTAGCCGACACGCTTGGCATCATGCTTAAGACGTTCGTCAGAGAACAACCCGCCGGGCTGCTCTGTGGTCGTCGTCGAGCCAGACAACGCACCTGTACCCATCGCAATGTTCGCCAAGAACTGGGCGACTTGGAACGGATACCCACGCTGTTGCAGGAACTGCTGGTACTGAGCCGTAAGATCGGCCTGTTGGGTCTGTTGCTCGACCTGACCAGCTTGAAGCTGGGCCTGTGCACCTTGGATGCCAGCAGCCTGTGCCGCAGTGCCAAGACCCGCAATCTGCTGCCCGGCTTGCATACGGCGAGCCAGATCAGCCGCCTGAACACCCTGCTGACCAGTAGCTGTTTGTACAGCCTGACCGTAAGCCTGTGACAAGAGCGGAGCAATTGCTTGGGCCGTGCCAAGACCCTGCTGCCTTGCAAGATTGGCTCGTTCTAATCCAGCACGGTCGCCACCGAATGCCCCAGCCCGAATAGCATTGGACTGAAGCTGCGAACGCTCTTGGCCCTGTTGCTGTTGGAGAGCTTGAAGGGTTGGCTGAACCACTGAGCCAACAAACGGGTCCATGTACTGACCAATTTGATTGCCTGTAAGTTTGCCAACGTCTTGAGCCCCTGCAAGGGTCAAACTTGTTGCAGCCCCATAATAGGGTTGGGCCTGACCAGCGGCGGTAGATGTATTTTGAACACCAGCCTGTTGGGTTGGTGAAAGGGGGGCAACAAACTGCCCTCCATATTGCTGGAATGGGGTTGCGGCGACATCTTCAGCACGGGCGTTTACAGCGTTGTACCGCGCCATAACCTCTGGCGGGATAGACACTGTTTGCGTTGAAGTAGTCGATTTGCCGCCCATTATATTTACTCCGCAGCGTCCTTCCAGCCCCCAGTCAGGGCATTATATAGGAAAAATGCGCCGCTTGGTTTGCCAAATTGACGTTCATAAAGACGAATTTTTGCTTCCGTCCTATGATTTGAAAGTACCCCAATAATTAATGGGATACCAAGGGAATCAGACACCTGTTTGGAAAAATCGCAAAGCTTACTTGCGCGGCCACCTTTTGCGCTCCGAAATTTCGGGTGAACAAAAATAGCCTTTTCCTCCAACACTTCTTGATCAGAATACCACATATTTCCGATACGCAGTAGGACCGCACCCTCTAAATCCCCCTGCGGACTAGAAATAATCCCAACAAGTCCACGATCTTGGTTTAATGCGGGCCAAATTTCCTGCAAAAGCTTNTCAGGATTTGGCGACACAAAGCCATTTTCATCACACGCCGAAAGCGCCAAATTCATCATAGGATGAACATCATCTGGCACTCCAATTCGAACCTTTAATTCTTCAGCCATAAGACCCCCTCAGTCCTTTTTTGGCCCCGGTAAATTCCTTAGTGTTTTGACAGTCTTAGCTCTTTGCATTTTGACAAATTTGTCAAGTTCCTGATGGCCCGAATCAAGGTCGCCGCCACCCAGATATGCTACATCGTCAGGATGAATAACATATTCACCACCAGCCGCAACAATTGGCACGGATTCTATTTGCCCACCTTGTGCAAATGCAGCCGCACCGGGATTACCCGTCATGTAATTAACTGGGCGGCTAAAAATACGTTTAGCAACCCTGAAACCAGCCATTGTATTACCCTCACCCATAGAGGAGATAATGTCGGCTGGAATTACATACGAGCCAGATGGCACATGCATGGGCAAATGGTCTGTTCTGCCAGCAACTGGGCTATGAATAGGACCAACATGCTGTTTTGTTTTCCCTACTCCACCAGCACTGGGGGGCTTAGGCAAAGAAGGAAGCTGTTTCGGGGCCATCGGCCCACCAAAAGCTTTTCTAGATTTACGGGCTACGTCCAAGGCAATAGCTACTGCCTGTTTCTGTGGACGGCCTGTATCCATAAGCTCACTGATATTGGAGCTAACAGTCTTCTGGGAGGAACCTTTTTTCAGTGGCATAACTTACCCCGGAGTATAGGTGACGTTGATAGACTGACCAGTTCCCGGAACAATTGTCAGGCCGTTCGTAAATACCATTCCTACAGGGTAAATGCCGACAGTGTTAGGTGTCGCGCAAAGAGCATTTGTTGCCGCAGGGGCAATTGTAGAAGATGCATTATTAATTAGGCCGCTAGCACTTCCTGCCACAACAACGGTGTATTTGACCAAATACCCTGTGCCATTAAAGATAACGGTACTACCTGTAACGGTAGCAGATGTTACCGTTCCCTGCCCACGCAAATTAGACTGCGACAGGTTATTGATGGCAACAACACCGTTTTTCTGGGTCGTTAGGATATCACTGAGTGAAGCTGTCATCAGAAGCGTCCATCAGGTTGAAAGCGGTAGCGCGTGTTACCAAGCCGCCAAAATGATCCAATATCTTGGCTTTCCATTTTGATTGATACCAAACGTCCACGAAAACGCGGCGTGATATAGGTTGTGTTCTGTGTCAAGTTATACGGGCCATAAGTGGTCGGAGTTTGACCAGCATAGTCCGTAACATAAAAAGTCAATTTAACATTTGCGTTCTGCGTTCCGCCATAATAGCCCCACTTCATGTCAGGCCACACTTGGTCAACAAACATTTTGTTGTCGGCTTCAGTGATGACGAAATAACCCGTCTGGAAAGACGAATACATCGGCTGACCATCCGCATCTGTAGATGTCTCATGCTGATAGAGATATGTGTTTGTACCAGCACCAATCGGTGGCCCAAGCACAGATTCATTGATCCATGCAGTGCGAGCCACATATGGATTTTGAGTGGTGTTCTCGCCAAAATCCCACTGGTCCAAGACTGTATTGTATTTGACGTAAGCATTGATTTCCCCGCCATTACTTTTGGTCGGGTAATACCACGTTACTTCACCAAAGCGGCTGTTGGCAGCAAATCTGATCTTATCCAGATTGGTCGTATCCAAGTCTTGGAAGATAACGTCCCAAACTGGGCAACGGATCGGCTCAACACCATTGCCAGACAAGCGATAGAACTGGCTCTGGCCCATCCAATATACAACACTACCCATTGAGCCAGCAGCTTTACGACCAATAAGGCCGCAGCCAGTGCCAAGTTCGTTGAACTGGTAGACATATGGGGGGCCAGCATATTGCATGGCCCAAATGCCAAGATCGGTCCAAATTAACCCTTGCTGCCCAGCTTGAATACCTTGGACAATCCGCGATCCTTTTGGAATTCGATAGCTGCCAGCTTGGTTAGTAATGGCAGCAATCCATTGATCAAAATTATCGACATCGCACCAACGTATTAGAAGAGGGTCAATAATTCCGTTTGTTGTTGAACCGTAGGCGATGATTTGACGCTGCGGCATAGCCACAAACATGCCTTGGTTAACAGAAGGCGCATTAGCGATAACTGTAGCTACCGGGTTCCCACTGGTAGGGGACCACTGATAGATTGGCCCGTTAAGGGGATTGGCAATAAAAATTTCACCCCAGTTATCTAGCGTCCAATCAATAGCGTTGATCGGTGTGCCGGAGGTTCCCGTTGCAGAGATGCCTGTCCCATATCCACCAGCGCCATAAGGGCCAGCACCGTACCCCGTAGCGGGAGGTGTTGGGCCAAGACCGCGATAATAAACGTAATGCGCGTTGCCGCTGTTTTGATAAGCGGTTGTGCTGGATGTCGCGCTGCTGCTGGCAGAAATTACAAACACGTTTGCTGATGTGACGCTAACAACAATATAATTGCCATAAATTGTCACGCCACCAACTGTCGTAGCAACTAACGCTGGGTAAGTGTCGCCAGCAACATAGCCATGATCGTTAAGTGTGACAGAAACCAGATCGCCAAGATTAGTAGTAGCATATTGTGCAACTGCGCCTCCGTTAGCCACGGTAGCCGTTGCCAATGCTGGGTCGCCCAAAACATCTGTCNCATAGATGTAATAGGTATTGACCGCCGGGACCGCATAGCACTGATACTGTCCAAACAAAACTAAGCCGCCAACGCTGATCTGCGTCTGGATGTCTACAACGTCATAGTTGTTGACGTTGCGGCCTGTGTCAGTGACTGTAATTTTGTTGCTTCCAGCCGTAGTGCTGATGCTAACTGCCGGATTAACTGTAGTTTTTTGCGGTGTAATATCGCTTAAGCCACCTGAAACAATAACGCTCAAAGCGCCACCGCCACCAGCAGCTACGCCTTCAGCGCCGACACCAAGATAGGAGTTAGAATTGGTGTCTTCCCATGCCCACAAGCATCGGACAATAGAATTGATCGTGCTGCCAAAATACTTGGTCCACCCACCAAGCTTTTGGATAAGCGCACCAAGTGTTCGATCAGGAATAAACCTAACCAGTTGGCTATAAGAAACTGCCGCTTCATTAAGAGCAGGAGTCTTATTTTGGTCAACACCCGGAATGAGCTTAAATGCCGCATGAGGCATGGGTTACCTCGTCGGTGTGGCGCTGATGGAAGGCTCTTGAGAAGACCAAGCCGCAGCTTCAAACTTCTTACGGTTTTCTTCCAGATCGGCTTTAGCAAGAAGAGCCGTATATTGGCTTTCATAAGTAATTGCCATTTGCGGATCATCATTGGCCCTGCCAAAGTTGCGCTGATAGGCGCTGATGTAGATCATGGATGCCATGATAAACAGGTCTGGCAGATACAAGCTGATAAACGTGGTCTTGTTAGAAACAGACAAACTGTCAGGACGATACGTACCAACAATTTCACACGTGTAGCTAGCATCGGGGTATGGACCCACTAGAAAGTGATAATCATCAAAAGGAACCCAATACTGAGGTACACCGCGATTAGCCGCAAGACCTGACCCGTAACAGGCATCAAGAAATTCCTTTGTGGTTGGCAAGAGCGGAACACGGGTTCCAAGATCGGGATCGGTAGTTCCCGCTGGAGTGATGATATTGATCTGCTCCGGCACAACAAAAGTTCCCTGCGGAACAACAATGTCACGACTGCCAATAGTCGTGCTGTACGCTGTCGTAGCGATAGACGTGAA